TAGCTTGGTCAACAACCAAGGTGAAGTCTTCATCATTCAGATCTTGAGCAGTGATCTGTGTACCACGAGCATAGCTCTGTACAGACACTTCAGGTTCTTTAATGATTTTGACACTGTCGCCCATGTTAGCGATCTCACCAAAGTAATCGTTGTTGGTGATGTCTTCAACAGTAGACGCTTTACGGAATGCAAGTTGTACTTGCTTAGAATAGATTACGGGGCTAAAATTGCCATTAGGCAAATTGCCGTAACCCGATACACTTGGAAAAGCCATTTTAATATCCTCCTAGATATGTGTTAGGCATATAATTAAATACGCTCAACATCACCACAGAGGCTGTATTTGATGGGTGTGTACAGAACAGGGATGCCTCCGCTTGTCTATACAGGCCAACAAACTTCAGGTTGTTCTGACAGTTTATTGTTTTGCGTGACGAGTAACTCTATAGGGTAGTGTAGCTAGCATTGTTACGGCCTATAGAAGCAGGACCAGATACCTAGTCCCGCTTAAAGTTATACCAGTTGTTTCAGGTTTGTCAATACTTAACGAGCACTTCCGCTAATATCGTATACAAACTTACCTGATTGTAATGCTTTAGCAATAGCTTCTTGGTTCTTTTCGTACTCAAAGGTAGACATTTTATTTACCTGTGACTCATAAAATACACCATCTTTGCTTTCGCCAGTAGGAGCAGAACGACTGCTACGGGTGTTAACACTCTCAGCAGCTCCTCTATCAGAAGAAGGTTTCTTAGCCTTAATACCTTTGTCAGCTTTGTACAAGTCGATAGCACGAGCAGCAGCCTTAGCATCACTCTCATTATCATACAAAGCATCCTGAACCCACTTAGGTTGATCATCAACCCAGTTGTGGAAATCATCATCATCACGGATGGAGTCAAAGTCTGGGTGCAGACGCATCAATTCAGCCTCTGCTTTCTCCTTAGCTGTCTGATGCTCACGCTCATCTAGCTGTTTGAATCTCTCATCCAATGCTTGGGTTTGTTCCTTAGCCTTTTTAATTGCAATGGTTTCAACAATCTTTGCAACATCAGGATAGGCTTTAGCCCACTCACTTAGTTCTTCTTCACTCTTAGGAAGCTTAATCTGCTTCTCTGTACTCTGCTGTAGTTGTGAGCGAAGCTCATCAATCTGCTTTTGCAAAGTAACTTGCTGTTGCTGAGAATGTCTACGCAGATCACCGTAACGCTTCTTAAAGCTTTTCTCTTCTGCGCTTAAGTTACTATCATCACCATTGTCCTGTGGATCTTGTGGTGGATTGTTCTTATCTTCAGCTAATCGTTTCAACTCAGCTTCTTCTTGTTCAATTCGATCCTTGTTAGCATTACGCTTACCGAAAGGAGAAAAAGCCTGAGCTTGTTGTTGCTGGTTAATAACCGCTTCTGTCATAAATTACCTTTTAAGTTGGGGCTAACTGTAGCTGTCAATACAGGGAGATAGGTAGCCAATGATGGTGGGAAATTGTTGATACTCGCCAGCCCACCTCTGGCTTGAGTATGCTAATTATATAGTATTATTTTCTAGAGGCAATGCCTCTTTTTTGAGCAGGTGTTGCTTTTTTGGTACGCTTAGAAACTAAGCCACCTTTAGCAAATGCGCTATCGCCATCTGCTCCAGTACCCGGACCACCACCAGTATTACCGCTACCATCTGTACCATCACTACCACCAGATGTATTACCACTGTTATCAGCAGCAGCGGTGGCAGCAGTAGATCCTACAGTACCTGTACCATTTGTTGAAGTGCCTTCACTAACACCTTCAGAAATAGAAGCATCGTCCACAGCAGAAGCAGCGGCAGAGACTGCAGCATTGGCAGCAGCGGTTGCATCAGAAGGAGAAGCCACTGCATCTACAACACTGACAGGAGTTGGGTTGGGATTAGAAATGGCATCTAGAGCATTAGCAATGGCTCCAATGGCAATACCAATAGCAGAGTTACCAACGGAAGTACCAGAGATACCAGTACTTGTTCCTACATCAGCACCACCTGTTGGGCCTGTAGGACCGTCACCACCAGACTCAATTGTCTGTGTAGCTGTAACAGTTTCTTTCTTATCATCAGTCTTCTTAGTCTCTGCTAACAATTGACCAGCACTACCAATAAACTCATAACCAGAAGGAATCTGAATGGAAGGCTTACCGTTGAAGAAGGTAACATACATCACTCTACCATCAGCGTTCTTATAAGCTCTAACATCTAAAGCTGGATTTGTTAATGATGTTTTAGGAATGTTATATTTAGAAAGAAGATCTGTACCGGGTTCTGCAAAACCACCAGCGGCAAACTCTTTCTCACCCATCTGTTCGCCTTCAACCTCTTTCATGATGTCATCAATCTCAGAGTCGAAGCCTTCTTCATCTTCATGCAAAGCTTCTGGATTTTTAACTTGATCAGCATTACCCATCTGACCAATCTCTGCCATACGAGCCAAGCCCTGCTTAGCTTCATCACGAAGCTTCATCAATCTCTCAAGGCCAATGTATCTAACAACATCAGCAGGAATAACAAACTCACCTTCACTGAGCTTAGCAGGAATGTCATCTCTCACTTCATTCTGCAAAGAACCGGGAGGTACATCATTACCAGATACTGGATCTACCGTACCACCTTCATCATTCATGCCGCCTTCAGCAAACAGCTTAGCCATGTTATTTGTGTACATTCACTTCATCCTTAAGATATTTCAATCTGCGTAAAGCAGCAATGGCTCCTTGAGCCTTTCCAATCTCACGCATATCTGAAGCTTGCTCCAAGTCTTTCTGCTTGCTTGCAATTTCTGCATCAAGCAAATCTTGGAACGCATCCCATGTCACATGAGTGTTTACGAAGCCTTTAAGCTTGGGGAGGTACGGCTTGGACATTACCAGCAAATCCTTGTTCACCCGGCACTGGTGCAGCACCAACGCCAATATTTCCACCACCGCCACCAGTCATGTCAGCGACTGGAGGAGGACCACCTTCTGGACCACCAACAGGAGGAGCACCCTCTGCCGGAGCAGCAGGAGCTGTAGCTTGTTGCATCAGCAAAGCTTGACGCATAGCCTCATCCATGTTGTTAGTCACCTTGTCTGGATCTAAGTCCATACTCTTAGCAATTTCACGAATGATGTAAGGGAACTTAGCAAACGGCATCAATGCAGGAGAGCTTGCAATTTGCAAGAACTGCATCAAGCGTTGGCTTCTCACCTCATTAGCCATCAAGCTTTCTGTACCTCTGGCAGTAACTTCCAAGTCACCTTTAATGCTTTGATCGAAATCAAACTGCATGTTGAAGCTGAAGAAAGCCTTACCCAAAGGAGCTAACAAATAATCATCCACATTCTTGATGATGGTTTTAACACTGCCTGATGCAGCATTCATCAACATAGAAATGCCAGAGGCTGTTCTACCTACACCACTCACACCAGTTTGACCATGTGCGAATGAAGGCATGCCTGTTGATTCATCAGCAAGCTGTCGTGCTTTGTCAAACAGTTGCAGGTTCTCAGCAGCCACATTGGGAAACTTAGTTCCAAACAAGCTTTGACCGGGAGCACCGCCCTGTCTTCTAAACACTTTACCCGGATAGACAGATAAGTCTTGACCGGGAACGAGGTTGGTTTCATCCACCTCGAATACAAGGTTGCCAGACAACACCGCATTGTCCACTGCCATACGCATAAAACCATTCATGAGGGTCTGGGTGTCGTCCATGTTTTCGGCAACACCAATGCCAAATAGAGAGTAGGGGTTTAATTCGCAAGGAGCAGCATAGTACGGAATGTTGGCTGGCTTAAACGGATTCAATACTAAACGAATCACTTTACCGCTGCAGAACCATACATTGGCTTGCAACTCCTTAGCTTCCAACAAAGCATCAGGAATATCAATGTCGTTTTCTTTGAGCAAGTCAATGTCAACATTGCCCCAATATTCCAACACTTCAAATCTATCAAATCCCAAATTGGGAGCATAGTCTCTTAAGTCATCTTCCCAATACTTCTTAACATAGGAAGTACCACCTTCAATAACTTCTTCAATAACATTAGCTCTGAAATGAGGACGATTCTTCAAAGCTCTAAGTTGTGTAGCACTAAGCTTGTGACGCTCAATAATATATTGAACCTCTTCCATGTTAGAGCCATCAGGATCAGGATAGAAGTTCCAGATAGAAACATGTGATGTTTCTGGTACTGTCTTCATCTCAGGCTTGTAGTTGCCTTCCTCATCCCAGCTAGGATATTCTTTAGTCTTAGCAAATGGACCCTTCATGATGCCTGTACCAAACAGAGCCATCTCAAAGGCAGTGGAACGCAGATGCTTGTTAGCACCACTCTCGTCCAACTGGTCATGAATCTTCTTCTCCATCTTTTTAGCTGCAACCATTGCAGGATGGAATGTAATAGAAGAAGGAGTAACACCCGGACCTTCTTTCAATCCTTCTTGATCTTTAAGCTGGTTCTTCAAAGGACCAAGTTTTTCCATCAAAGAAGAAAGAGTAGCACCGGGAGGCAGGTCTTTACCATCACCTTTGTAACCAAACGGTGAAGCAATCTCAGCTTCTGCACCTTCTGGTGCTTTAGGATCGATATGTACTGTATCAACCACACCTTCAGGCAAGACAGTGGGATCAACACTCAAAGGAAACTTGTTATTAGCAAATAACACATCAGTGATTTGACCATATGCTGCAAGCACCTTGGTCTTTGTCACTTTAATAAATACACGGCTCTTCTCTGTCTCAGTGAATTTAACTTCAGGTCCATAGATGCCACGATAGTTTCTATAAGCTTTTAACCAGCGTGTCTCGTCTTGTCTACGGCTCTCTTCAGCCTTCGTATATCTCTCGTTTAGAAAAACCAAGAGGCTATCACCAGCAAATGGTATAGCCTCGCCTTCCTTCTTGTCTTCTAAACCAATGGACTTGTCATCCATGAAATTGTTTGTCGCCATAAATACCCTTTAATACCCGAATGTGGGATCTGCCATCCTCATACCACTACCACCAGAGGTTAATGGATTGTAATCGAACAAGCTGCTTCTAGGTCTGCTCATCACACCGTAGCGAATGGCATCGTATAAGTGATCTTCAGCCTTAGTATCAATATCCTCTGGGTTCTTTTTGTCCAAAGGTATGATGGGTAGCTGAGCAATCGTATTTACACAGTTGCTTGTTATAACTAGTCTTGGTTGTTCTGTAAAGGGGTCAAGTTGTAACCTGCGATGCAGCTCATTCTTACCTGATACCCTACTACCAGCACTTCTATCCGCTGGCCTCCACCTACAACCCTCTGCAATCATCTGTTCTGCCAGTGATGGACCTGTATCACCACGCTTATGCCAGCAACTACTGTCCAATACACCGTACCGAAGAGGACCATCGTTCTCTTCAGCCCTCAATATCATGTGGGCGAGGTCTTTAGCAAGTACCTTGCTAACATATAGCTCACGATAGATAACCAATTGTTCACTTGGAGACACAGCAAACCACACCACAGCACTATAACTTCCGTATCCATAGTCACAAGCCCTAAATTTAGTCCAATTACTTGGTATGTGGAACGGTTCCACTACATGAATCTGCCTATTAAACTCAGGAAACGCTGCACCTTCAGCAATATCCCAGTTACCCTCTAACAATTGCTTCCTCTGATGCTCAGGAAGAGACAACAACATCGTCTCGTAGTCACCAGTCTGCATCAAGTAGGGGTTATCCGTCAACATAGCAGGGATAAACCTACGCTTAAACAGTGGCAACCCCTCTTTGCTGTGTCCTTTAGGGTAGACTAGGGTTGTACCACTCTCAATATCTGTCGCATCAAAGGCTTTACCAGCAGGAGAAGGGTCAATAAACATCTTCTTTACCCAAGCATGACCCGGACCACCCGGATTGGTAGTAGCTCTCATGAAGATTGGTAGGTCTGACGCTGCTGTACGCAGTCGAGAACGCATATAGTTCCACGGAAATGGCGTATGCCACTGCGTCAACTCATCAAAACCAATCCAGCTAAACGCCAAACCCTGATATCTCAGTACGTCTTCGTCTCTATCAAGGTAAGACATCCATAGTCTAGCCCCTGATGGTGCTTCCCACTGCATCTTTCGCTCACTCCACTTGATGCCGGGGTAAATCTTTGGATAAAGCTCTTGGCTTTTCCAGATAAGTTCTCGAAGTTCTTCTGTCGTGTGACGCAAAAGCAACCCAGAAAACTGTGGATGCACCATATATCTAAGCGGATCTGCAAGCATGGCATAAGATTTACCACCACCAGCAGCTCCACCATACAACACTTCCCTCTCTGAGGAGGCTAAGAAGAATGTTTGAGGCCCGGGGTTGGGCTTAAACAATACTTCTCTGTCTTCAGGAATCGCTAGAGGAGTCTCTGGCGAGCTTGCTATCGATATATTCGGTAAGCTTGCTGTAGCTTTCTGACTCGAAGTATCCGGTTTGGTCTTCTTTACCGAGCCTCTTTTCGTACCTCTGCGCTTGCTCAAGGGCTTTTTGGAGCCTTCGGGCAAGGTTGCGGTAAGTAGTGGATTTGTATCCGTGTTTTCGCTCACTCTTAATTCTCTTTAAAAGACCAACATGACTAATTTCTCTACCACTCACCTTAGTCAACCAAGCAGCTACCTGCCTAGAAGGATATTGTTTTAGATGCTTCTTAGCTTTCTCTAACGCTTCAAGCTCCGCAGGTATTGGCTGCAGGAGGTCAGGATCTGTTTCATCTTGTCTGTAACCAAAAGGTATAGTTCTACCAATCTTTGGTATGGGTACATATGTTTCCTTATCTCTAGGTTGAGGCAATATCCAAGCCCCTAAGTCTCTCTCACTCACTCTTGTCTTTGGCTGGCAAAATCATAATGCCAGATGGAGACTCCACCTGAACCTTCTCTGTTTTTACCAAACCAGCCCTGTCTAACAAATCCTTAGCAGCATTGAGCTTTTCTTTCAAGCCCAGCTCTGTAGGGTCAGCAATACCACTGACAACAGCCATAGCTGCACGAGGAGCATTCATAGCAATGTAAAGCTGTGTAGCCTCAATCACTTCTTCCTTGAGCGTATCCATAATTGCTTTGGTGGCATAGCCTTCGCTGTAGCCAGCAAGCTGTCTTGCCTTAGCTGGATTACCACCAGCCTCAGCAAATAACACCTCAATGAATTTCTTCTGCTGTTCGTTTAGTTCTCTCTTAGCCATAATTAAAATAGTCCTTGTTCATAAAATTCTTCTACAGATACAGTGGTAGACATAGTGCTACCAGCTTCCGGTGTCACTATGAGATAGTCTCCGGGATTAAGAACAAGATAGCTACCGTCAAGTTTTAGATAACCATTAGCAGATAAGACATAACCACCTACGATGTAGTAACTAGCACTCGCACTGGCATCATGCCATTGAATAGATACAGTTTTGTTATTGCCTCCATGATTGGAAACAAATAACAAATTCATCTTAGCAATGAAGTTGTCAGGACAGGTGTAGACAGTGTTGGCAGATCCTGCTGTCAAGTTCAAACCAACACTTCTAATCTTAGGTTCTTTGCTCATTTCTTCTTAGGCTTCACTTTAGCTTCAGACAAGGCAATGGCAATGGCTTGCTTGGGGTTGGTAACAACCTTACCGCCTTTACCGCTGTGCAAGCCTTTGTCTTTAAACTCACCCATCACCTTGGCAATTTTAGCTGTTTGCTTTTTAGTAGCCATTAGCAATTACCCTTCTTAGCCATGCCACCCTTGTTCATCATAGCCTTACCCTTTGGCTTAGCCATACCAACCATAATGGCAACAACAGGCTTACCACCCTTGCCCTCTTTAGCCATACACTTACCAGCAGCTTTACACTTGGCTGGTGAGGGGCATCCCTCACAAGGCTTAAACGCTTTCTTAGTAGCCATCATTTACCTTTCTTAGCTGGAGCTTTTTTAACAGCACCACCCTTAGACATCATGGTTGTTTTGGCTGGCATAGCATAGCCACCACTCATCATCTTCTTCTTTGCATTAGTGGCTGTACGACTACCTCTTACAGGCATACCACCCTTAGCCATCTTCTTCTCAGGAACCTTTGTAGCTTCATAAGCTTTACGCTCCAGCTCATTGGCTCTATCCAAATAGCTGTTTCTTACCTCTTGAGGAATGGAAGCGTCCTTAGCCTTCTCACGGTACATCTTAACTTTTTCTGCTTCGGTAGCCATAGTTTCTCCTTTTAGTTACCACTTAACCTTGTCTGCCCAATAAGCAGCAGACATCTTACCCTTACTAATATTCTCAGCATGTCTAGCTTTGAAACTCTTTTGTCTAGCCTTGTCCTTAGCTGTGTCTGGACTAGCTCCAGCACCACTAACACCCTGCTGTCCAAACCTAATTAGCTTCACTGAGTCACCCTCTTTGGCTAACACAGCATGACTCTTCGTAGGATGCTTAGGTGTAGCCTTAGGCTTGTTA